GGATAGATAATGCCTACAAATAAATTCTTTCAATCTGGTAGAGGAATAGGATCCGCAGAAGAACAAAATCTTCTCCAAGTATTAGTGAACGAAACTATACAAATAGCTGGTTGCGATTTCATATATCTACCGAGAACTATTGTAAATCTTGATGAATTATACAGAGAAGATTATGTATCGAAATTTCTTAACGATTTCACTATTGAAATGTACATTGAAAATTATGAATCGTTTTTGGGAGACGGAGCTCTAATTTCTAAGTTCGGTTTCTCTCTAGGAGATAGATTAAGATTAATCGTATCACGTGAACGATTTCAAACTATTGTTGGTAAAGCACTACCAGTAGAAGGGGATCTAGTTATGTTTCCAACTTCTAGATCTCTATTTGAAATTAAATATGTAGACGACAAAACTCCTCTGTTTCCTCTTGGTTCAAGACAATATTTTGTTCTTACATGCGAAGTCTTTACTTATTCTAATGAAACTATCAATACAGGTACAGAAGCAGATGAGGTTCCACTAGCATACGGAAATGATGGTGCCACTGGTATAAGTGATCCATTTGCAAAGAATAAAGTAATACAAGATAAATCTAATATAATAATTGACTTCACCGAGTCAAATCCTTTTTCAACTTCTTAGAAATTTGACAAACTTTAAAGGAAATCCATAATGTTAAATTCAACAAACTTTTATTTTTCTACAATTAGAAATCTTACAGCTGCTTTTGGATCATTATTTAACAACATAATAATTGTTAGATATAATTCGGATGGATCTGTAGAGAAGACTATTAAAGTTCCTCTTGCATATGCGTCGGCCGATAAGACTATCACGATGTTACAACAGCAAGATGTTCAAAGAAGAGAAAATGCTGTTGACATTAAAATTTCTCTTCCAAGATTATCATTTGAAATGACATCCATTACATATGATTCTAATAGAAAGACCCAAAGCACAACAAAAAATGTCTATGTTCCACCAGCAAATATAACCTTTAATGCTGGAACTGCAGTTAATATTACTGATGATACAATTTCGATTCCTTCGCATAATTTAAGAACAGGTCAATCGATCACATATTCTAAAGGTGCTACAGGATCAACTGTAATAGGTTCAACAGGAATAGTTAATAATGGAACTTATTTTGCAATTAAACTAGATAATAATAAGATTAAATTGGCCACTACCAGATCTCTAGCTGAATCTGGAACTGCCTTGAATATTACTTCTGCTGGAACAGGGACTTCAACTTTATCACAAAGTTATTCAAGACAATTTAATCCTGTTCCATATAATTTCGAATTTACATTAAATTTATTTGTGAAATATGTAGACGATGGATTACAAATAATAGAACAAATTCTTCCTTATTTTACCCCATTCTATACTGTTACACTGAATGATATTCCTAGTGTTGATCTTAAACGAGATGTCCAGATAACACTTACTTCTGTCAATCAATCAGATGAATACGAAGGAGCTGTTGAAGAATCTAGAATTATCAATTGGACTTTAACATTCGTTGCTAATTCTTGGATATATCCTCCGATTTCTGATTCTAAGATTATTAAAACTGCGGTTACTAATTTCTATCAATTAGATACAACACAAAAGTTGTCAACTGTTACTGTTGAAGTAAATCCGATAACAGCAGATAGAGATGATGTATACACAATAAACACAACAATTACATAGTATTATAGAGGAATCGATGCCAGCCAAATATACAAATCTTAAAATCGAATCGGGTGCTACTTTTTCTACAACGATATCACTTAAAAATGCAGATAAAACTGCTTTAAATTTAACTGGTTACACTGGAACTTGTAAGATGAGACGATCTTATTATTCGGATTCATATGTGTTTTCATTAACAGTTTCTGTTGGGTCGCCTGCTACAGATGGAAATATAACAATATCATCTACAGCAACAAATACAGCTACATATAAACCTGGAAGATATGTTTATGATGTCGAGATGACTAGTGGAGCGACAATTTTAAGAGTTTTAGAAGGAATTATTGAAGTTTCGCCCAATGCTACTAAATAGTAGTGATGTATTAATTGTGGTATAACACTTTTAATCATTTACTAATCGACAAATTTATAGTATAATTGAGTAAAGGATATATAATGACATCTGATAAATTTACATTTCACATAATGCCTCCAGCTCACACTGTGAGCAATAGAGAATACAGCAGTTGTGCGTATACCCAAAAGGTAATCAAATTCGGAAAGATGATGACAGAGCGTGGGCACGAAGTCATCCATTATGGACATGAGGATTCAGATCTTATTTGTAGTGAACATGTTACAGTTACTACAAATAAAGATTTAGAAATCTCTTATGGAAATTTTGATTGGCGCAAGAATTTCTTTAAGTTCGATTTAAACGATCATGTGTATAAGGTTCAACATGAGAACACAATTAGAGAAGTTGCCAAGAGAAAAAAGAAGAACGACTTTCTTCTTCCTTTCTGGGGAGCTGGAAATTTACCAGTCTGTAATGCACACTCAGAAGATATGATTGTTGTTGAACCTGGTATCGGTTATGCTACAGGACAATTTTCTCCTTGGCGAATCTATGAATCATATGCTATCAGATCTGCTGTTGGTGGACACCAAGCAGTTGGACAATGTCAAGAATCCTGGTATCATGCTGTAATTCCTAATTACTTTGATCCGGAAGAATTCGAATTTTCAAAAGAAAAAGAAGATTATCTTCTATTCATGGGAAGAATCTATCCTGGTAAAGGAATCGACGTTGCTGTTCAAGTCTGCGAAAAGCTAGGGCTGAAGTTAAAGATTGCAGGACAAGGTTCTCTTGAAGAACATGGTTATAAAGAAATTCCTGGCCAAATTGAAGTTATTGGATATCTAAATTCTGAAGATAGAAAGCGAGTCCTAGCAAAAGCAAAAGGATTCTGGCTTCCTTCTATGTTCAACGAACCTTTTGGTGGAGCATCTATCGAAGCTCTTTTTGCAGGTTGTCCTATTATCACAACAGATTGGGGTTCACACGCAGAGAATAATTTACATGGAGTAACTGGTTATCGTTGTCGTTCATTCTCAGAATTCTCTTGGGCTGCGAAGAATATTGACAAGATCAATCCACAAGATTGTAGAGATTGGGCCATGGCAAACTTCACTCTTGATCGTGTTGCCAGAATGTATGAGCACTATTTTAAGATGGTTCATAATGTGTACACTGGTAAAGGTTGGTATACTGAAGACGAACATACAGACGAATTGGAATGGTTAAATAGATACTATCCGTCTGGTGTCAAGACAGCTCCACATTCATAAGGATAAATTATGAAAGTTATCGATTTCAGATTCATTATCAAGACAGACGCCTTCGACGATTCATATCCACATTGGTCCAGAAAATATGAGTATCCCACGATATCATCGATAATTAAAGAATTGTTTTTATCTAATCCTAAAATACATAATTCTTCTTGGGGTTTTGATGTTGAACATCATCAAAAATTTAAGGATCACCTAGAAATGGAATATGGTGTTTCTTCTGTAATTAATTCTGATATTCTTTACAGGGGTGTACCAAATACTTGTGTACATGATATCACTAAAGAACCAAACGAGCCTTTTAAAGATCGATTTGATATTGTTTTAAATGTTTCTGCACTAGAAGAGATTCCTGGTGATCATGTTAGATATCTGAATAATTTATTATCACAAGTTCGAACTGGTGGATATCTTATTATCACATTCGATCTTCCTGGTCTTCAATTGGATGAGATCGAAGAATTTGTTGGATCTCAGATATCTCATGAACATTATCATAATAGAATTATTGGTTCCGGAGCACCATGGTTTGATGGTCTGAATGTAGGTTTATTAGTCATCCAAAAATGAAAATAATCACACCAAATTATGATTACACTGGATGGGAAATATCCCCAGACTGTTTGATTCGTCTTCAAGAATTACTAGTAGACAAGAACCCGACTCGCTTAGATATTGTAGAATTCGGATCAGGTAGATCTACAGAAGTTATGTCGATATTTGTCTCTACAAATTCTATTCCTGGTGTATTAGATTCTTTCGATGCTGATCAAAATTATGCCCATTCACTAGCAAAGATAAGAACCATTATTCCATATGATGACAGACCAGTGTGTTTTGGTAATGATTATTCTTTTTACGATATTAAAGAAGAAGATTTAACATCTAGTAAGTACGATCTTGTTATCTTAGATGGTCATCATGGACACGGCAGATCTGTTGCATGGAAATTATTACAAGATAGATTAGAAATCGGATGTCTGGTTTTAATTGACGATTTCGATCATTATCCATTTATAGAAGATTTTGTAAAAACCTTTCCAAATAGTAAATTGATAACACAACATTGGGAACAGACAACGAGATGGGTGATATATGAAATTATTTGATTCAGAAATAAAAAAATTCTACAGCATGTTAATTTCTGGCGAGAATTTCTCGTTAGCCAGATTCGGTGATGGTGAAATGATTGCACTAAGAAAAGAGACCATTGCATCTGGTTATGGGGAATGGATGACAAATGGTCCCGAACCTCAATATGAAATAGCCAGATCTCTGTTAGAAAAATCGTTCACATATGTCCACCCAAATTACTATGTCGGAATAGTATGTCCTTGTTGTCAAGGCCAAGCTAATTTCCAAAATATGAAATCTCTCAGTGGACAGCCAGAAGATAATCTCACTTTTGCAAATATATTTGTTAATTCCAATTATAATTTTTTCGTACAAAATTTTATTTTATCTGCATTTAAGGGCCGAGATATTATTTTGATTGCGAACGAAAAGTCCCAAGTACAAAATCTTCCTTTTGCTTGTAGATTTATTGGTGTAAGTTATAATGCATGGGTAAACGATTTGGCTGTAATCGATCATATTAAGAAACAACATAATAAAGATACATTATTTTTATTTGCTTGTGGACCATTAGGAAAAATTCTAGCACAAAGCCTGTGGGAAGACAATGACTCTAATACATATTTGGACATTGGATCAACACTACATCCCTTTCTGGGATCGGATATTAATATTCGTGGGTACTATCAACCAGGATCGTTCCACGCAAATTTAACATGCACATGGGGAATATAATATGATGAATGATATTACAGTTATTTTAAACGGTTACAAGCGACCCCACACATTGTGTGAACAATTCGATGCAGTTACAGCGTCAACAATTCCGCCAAAGAATATTATGTATTGGCAAAATTCAATGCCTGATGTACAATATGATAATAATTATATCAATCAATGCATCTCTTCACTTTCCAACACGAATTTCGGTGTATGGTCTAGATTCTATTATGCGTTAAACGCAAGAACTAATTGGGTGTGTATCTTCGATGATGACACTATTCCTGGTAAAAAGTGGTTTGAAAATTGTTTAGAGACGCAGAATTCCCATCCAGGATTACACACAACTATCGGTGTGATTATTAATCATGCAGATTATGGATTTGATGGATTTGCAAGAAGAATTGGTTGGGATGGTCCTAACGAGAAAGCGGAGTTAGCAGACTTTGGCGGACACGCATGGTTTTTCCATAGAGATATGTTAACGCATTTTTGTAGAGAATTGCCACCGATCGATCATGTGTTTTCTGTTGGGGAAGACATGCATTTCTCATGGATGCTTCAGAAATATTCCGAGTACAAGACCTGGGTTCCACCTCATCCAATTTCAGATAAAGAAATGTGGGGATCTTTAAAAGGATGGGAATATGGTGGAGATTGCCATTCTACAGCAGGTAGTGGTGGGATTCCACATATGGCAAAATATCTAAGATATGCATATGATAATGGATTTCGATTTTTGCTCGGTGATAAAGTGAGAAAATACTAAATGAAGAAAGTATTATTCTTCAACCAAAATCGATGGGCACTAGGAAGCATCCATCATGCTCTGTGTAAAGAATTATATAAGTATGGAATAATTGCCAATCTTCTTGATTGGACTCAACCATATAGTCCAGACGAAATTAGATTATTGAATGACACATATGATCTATTTGTTACTAATCCTGAAGCAGTTGTTCATCTTAATAGATTAGGAATTCCACCAAATAAATTGGCAACAGTTGCGCACGGTCAGTGGGATATGTTATTGGCAAGAAGAGACAATGGAAATATTTTCTATAATGAAATTAGTAAATTTGGTGTAGTTTCTAATGTATTAAAGGAGAAAGCTGCAGAATTCGGAATCGAACGAGTACCTGACGTTGTTCCATTTGGAATTCATTTCGATTTATTCTATAGAAAACCTTCTGATAGCCTAACAAGAATTGGATATGGTGGGGCAAAAGAAACTAAGAATTTTTTTGATCTGGAGATTAAACGTGGTCATCTGGTTAAACAAACAGTAGAAAAGATACCTGGTATTAATCTGGTAGAACATGGATTCTATAATTGGATGTGCATGCCAGCTTATTATAATTCTGTTGATGCTGTAGTAGTTTCTTCTATTGAAGAATCCGCTGGACTTCCGTCAATGGAAGCTGCAGCTGCAGGTCGACTGGTGTTATCAACGCCAGTGGGTTACTTTGCAGAAAATGGCCCTGCCGGCGGAGGGATTATTCTTCCCCTGGGGCACCCTGATGAATCAGAATTCTGCTCTGCTCTTGAAGATTCCATTCAATATTATACGAAAGATTCGAAAGCATATAAACAAAAATGCTCAGAAATTCAAGAGTTCGCAAGAGAGAACTATGATTGGTCTAAGCATATTGCAGGCTGGGTAAATTTTCTATCTTAAAATTGAACCTCAACAGGAATTAATTCTTCTGGATAATCATCATTATTATTGAGATGAGATTGTGCCACATTTTTATCACGAAATATGGCACATTCTGATAGTTTGATAGTCCACACATTATCTTCTGAGATGAATTCTGTAAGACCTGAAGCACGAGATCGTGTCACAATCCATCCAATAATCATTTTAATGATCCATATAGTGCGAGAACATATTAGCTAATCGAGAATCAAGATTAGATACTAATTCGAATTCACTATAAGCTTCTGGATTCTCTTCTCGTTCAATAATGAGTGCTTCATCGAGAGTATACCATTCGTCTTCTGAATCACTCGGACGGAAAGAATATCCGTCAACAGCATTCGCATCGTACTCCCATCCTTGGAGCACTAGATAATTTACAGTTTCGTTATGTGAAGTCATATCCTTGATCTTATATTTATACTTTTTCTTTCTTCTAGAACGCTTTCAAAATTACAGTATCTGAATTAATTCGGCCAGTCATCTTAGAACATTTAGAATTGATTCCTTCGAAGATCTTCTTCATGCCAATCTTATTGGCAGCCATTATCTGAGGGATAATACTTTCGGGCTTTCGGACTTTCTTCCAAACAGAAGAATCCGCATCAATGTTAATGAGAGTAGTTCCTTTCACACCGATTTCTTTGTCGCCTTCAACATGATAAGCACCAATCATCCGATACTTCTTATTCCAAATCCAAACACACTTAGAGCCAGGAATATCTGTCGGAGAAATAGATTTAACACCAGTATCCGGATCAGAGACGGCGCAGTTCAATTTCGAAACTTGCTTAGAAGGAGGCGAATTCTTCTTTTTGCGGACGACTCGTGCCTTCCGCATCTTCTTGGCAGAAACGACATCAAGAAGAAACTCGAGAAGATTATTGAATTGTTCTTCACTCAGATGAGCATACGCTTCTGTGACTTGATCGTCAGTATCAGTTAATTCTTCGACCAAACGAAGAAACCGATCATTGATCGCAGAAAGATACACCGGAGAAGGATTATTCCTCAGGATCCAATCGCTCATATCAAAGTTGGTTGGCTTATAGTTATTTTCTATGAGAAGATCAAGCTGGACTTCAATGAGACCGATAAGGTTAGACAGACGAGGATCCTTCTCACCAATCCGTTTCTTGATAGCCTTCTTTCCTTCTTTCACACGAATAATCATTTCGCCTTCAGCCGAGAAGGTTCGCACCCAATTATCGAGTTTACGATTCAGATAATCAGAATCCACCAAACCACGACTATGTAGTCTAGCGATCGCCCCAGCAGTCGTGAACGCCCCATCATTATTCACTTCAATAAGACCGACATTCACTTCCGGGCGATTGACTCTAACCCAATCGATAAACCACCCTTTCTTCTTTTCTAAAGAAGACGAATAATTATACCAATTCAATGCCTCTGTCAGAAACTTATTGAAGTTCGGTGAAATGGAATCTTCGAAATCTTTTCTATCAGGTTCCTTGCCCCAGTAGACTTCGTTTGTATTTGAGAATCGTTTCTTCATATTTGTATTATACTATAGAATCTTCTGAATCGTCAAGAGATTTCAGAAGATCAGTTTAGAGTATCAGAAAGGTTCTTTCCTTTCCATAGAACCATTGTACCTTATTGAATCAGTCATAGCAAGGAATTTCCCAAACTATATTCTATTTAGTTTCAATCACTTGCAGAATACTGTTGAAAACAAAGGAGATATTCTTTCAAGAG